TTGGATATGTACATCTACAAGATTGATGGAAGGGGCAACACCTACACTTGCACCAACCATTGTACGAGGGGCAAAATACGTAAGAGTATCGGTTGCAGTTGTTGCATCAATAGCAATTGAAGAACCAAACGCAGGGTTTAAGTAATCATCTTGATAAGGGATTGGGTAAAGAGTTACGTTACTTCCAGCATTACTTGCGGTACCTTTTACTACTCCTGGAATACGCAAAATAAGGTCTTTAAAGTCTTGTAAAGAAACTGCTCTATCTTGAGTTCTGAATAGCAAAGGAACGTTTGCTTTTAATGAAGTAATTGATTCCTCGTCAAAACCACCTGTAGCAGCACTTGACCCAATAACAATAACTCCTAAAGGCGCACCATTTCTAAAAGTTGTTATTCTTTCTTGGCTAATATTTCCAGAGGTTCCTGATGACCTTAAATAGTCAGCAGTAATAAAAGCATTTGTTGATGGTATTTTTCCATTAGTACCATTACCAAAGATAACTTGGACAATACCATCGGCTGCTGTTTCTACCGCAAAGACTCTGTCAGATGCTGTGTAGTCACTTAATCTTTCAACATACAAGTATTCTACGGGGGTAGCATTTCCTGAAACTACAGGTCCTTCGTAGACATCTACTGAAACACTTGATGGAACAACGTTTACATTTCGTAGAATAAATCGTTGGCTAGGTAACCCATTACTTGTATTGCCACTAGCAATAACTGAGTTTATGATTTGTTCGGAAGTAACTAATTGCCCTTCAACTACTTCTAAAGCAACTGTAGGAACAGATGCCGACATAGTTATTGTTTCGTTACTAACAAAGTAAATAGTATCTTCTTCTGCATTTCGGGAAGGTGCTACAAAGGAAGTTCCCGCAGGGATGACAGTTCCATCAACA